ACTTGGCCCCATCACGTACGGTTGGCCAGTTCTCCTCGGGTACCCGCTGTAGGAGGCTCTCAAGCCTGGAGGCCATGAAGCCGCTTTCACCGGCAGCCCTTCGCCTTCCAGCCAGGACAGCTTCGATTGCCCTCTTCTCAGGGTCAACCCACATTCTCCTGATGGCCCCTTTCTGTTTCCAACCCCAGAACATCGTGCCGGGACCGCCCGCGATGTACTCTTTGGCAGCATTCAACGCCGAAATCTGGCCAACGACAGGCAGTGCCCAGTGCGCAGCTTGATCAAGAATGCGAGCAACATCTTCTATGATCAAAGCGTCCTCAACATGACGCAGCGCCTTGGGATTCTTCTTTAGGGCCTCGCGATTAGGGATGGTCCTCAGCCGCCTGGGTATCAGTTCCCTCATCTTATTGACGGCCTCTACAACAGCCTGCCGCTCAAACAGATCCCTAACAAGAGTTGTGACCGTGGCATTTAGTTCGCTAATTGTGCTTTCATAACCGGGCATCGCGAGGATATCCAGTTCACCCTGCTTTGCCCACAACTCCACCAACTCTACCTGCACGCTTTCCGGCAGTTCAGATGGCCTGGGGTACTTCTTTCGCGGCCCCTCACCAATCTTAATCCTGTAGGGGTCAAGAATCTTCAGAGCCCTCTTCCTGCCCTCCTTATTCACTATGTCTTTAAGGATGGTATGGACAGTCGTCGGCATTTCGTTTTTAGCGAGCCGATTCGCAAAGCGCTTCATGCGCTTGACCATCGGCCCCATGCCCTTAGTTGCAGCGCCCACAGCATCTCTTGCTTTTGACAGGGCTCTATCTACTTCTATTATGTCATCAACGGCCTGTTGTGGATTGAGCTTCCTTTCGGCCCTCTCTACCGCACTCACCCACCTCGGGTCGCCGTACTGCTCTGCCTTGACCAGCGTGGGCTTGGGGGTGAACTTCATCTCTTTACCAAGAACAAGCTCGCCTAAGCGCACCTCCTCTTCCGCAACGAGCATCGGTGCGTAAGGGGACGGGTAGTCCTTTATCCGGTGGAACACGTACTCGCCGTTTTCGATCTTTATCAGGGTGGCCTTGGGCAGGTAGGGGTTAGCGTTCCTACCACCCATCATGTTCTGGGCCCTGGCCATGGAACTCCTGGCCATGCTCCTTGCTACGGCAGTGGGGATGCCAGCAACCATGGCCCAGTCCATAAGGGCTTTGAACACACCCTCCTCGGCCAGTTCACCGAACCTATCGGTCAACAGCAAGTGGAGCCTGTCGCCCATGTGTTTTGATATCTCAGAGACAGTCCCGGTGGTAGCCTCAAGCTTCTCTTTGTTTGTCCCTGGACCGGCAAAGTGCGCGCCGACTGTGCCAGCCATGTTAAGAAGGTGCACCGGCAGGAACAGTGCCCCAGGCACCTCTTGAGCCGTGCTGATCTTCAGCTTGTGCCAGTCTATTGGCCTGTCTTTTACGGCAGGAAACTGGACTTCAAAACCGGAAACCATGCCAGGACCATCACTACGGGCAGTAGCGAGGTTCCGCCGCCCAAAACCCCAAGGGATACTGGGCCCGGCGGTCGTAACTACCCCACGCATGGCCTGCTCTATAAAAAGCTCCACAACAGCCGGGTTCCTGGCCAGGTATGCGCTCACGGTCTTGTTGGCAAACTCACCAAGCGCCCTGTACGTGTCTCTTATCCTGTCCTCTGCGTGGCCCGGTGTTGGCTTTATAAAGTTCCCCTTGGCGTCTATGAGCGAACGCTTTGACTGCCATAGGGCATCTTCGGTGATCATCGTCACGGCCTCGGTAGGCACACTTACCACCGACGAGACAAATGTGGGCATTATGCCAAGCCAGCCGGTCTTGTTTGGATCGGCGTCAACAGGGATGAGCCCGCGAGCCCCAAACAGGGCCGGGAGCGCGTTGGCGAGTATATTGCCTGGGGTAGCTATGTACCCGTAGACTGCGCGGCCAAAGTCTTCGTAGAGCGTTGGCTCCACCATTCGACCCGTTGGGCCCATGCGAAGCACTGCCTTCTGAAGACCACGCGCCTTAGCCGCAGCGTCCAGCATGAACTCGCGGCGACTGACCTCTTCGGGACGCCCATAAAACACCTCTGCGGCAGCTTCAAATTGCTCAATGAGCTTGAATGCGCCGGAGGACTCCTTCTTTGCCCGCGCCTGCACCTCCTCCCTCTTCCGCTCTATAGCGGCAACCTCCTCATCGAGAAGGTACTTGGCCACAGGGGAAACGCCGGTCTCAAGGGTGCCTGTCGCCCGCAAAATCTCAGTGACACCCTTCCCCACAGGCACTTCTTCGTGTGGCTTGAACGTCTGCACTGGTGGCAACGGCAGGCCTACGTGCTTTGCCCACTTGCCGACAATGGCTCCAGGAGGCTCCCACAGCCCGTGCTTTCCGAGTTTGACTACCTCGGTACCCGGAGGTGGCTCTATGTCTGTTACAGCGGGGTCCGCGCGCTCCTGCGCCGCCCGCGCATCCAACTCTTCAATTGAGTACTCCCTGGGCTCATCAACTTCGGCCACAGGGAGCCCTTCAAGCCTCTCATGCTCGTCAAGCTCTTCAATGGAGTACTCTTTATGGGCGCTGGCCTCTGCCGTAACGGCCACCCCCTCCTTTTCAAGCCTCTCATGCTCGTCAAGCTCTTCAATGGAGTACTCTTTGAAAGGCTCACCCATGCTATTTTACGCTAGCTCTCGCCTGCTTCAACAGTGAGCGCTGGATGGATTTGGACATCAACTTGCCCTTATTATCTTTATCGTTCTTCCACTCTGCCTTCAGCCTCGTAAACTCCGCGTTGACAGCCGCCTTTCTCTTTGCGTGCGCTGCGAACATCGCTTCAACCTGGGCCGTCGTCATTGTTGGTGCAGCCGCAGGTTTAGCCGCCGGGGGCGGTATGAGTCCTGTGGGCGGTTCTTCCTCGGGCAATGCCGCTGGCTTGACACCCGGCAGTGTAACCGTCCCACCAAATTTGCCTGGCACTACCCTTTCCCTTGTGTCCTCCGTCATTTTCAGTAAGGACTTATTTCGGTCGCGGGCCAGGTTCAGGCGAGCCCTTAACTTTGTAAACTTATCCTTCTGCTCCCCTTTCAGGAAGACTATTCTTTCTTCGCCTGCCTGAACGTAGCCTAGCAGGTCAATCGCATTCAGATGCTTCGCCTGCAACCTTGCTGAGGCGTCGTTCCTCCGGGCCGTGGCTGCTGCCTCCTGTTGCAGCGCCTTCTTCTTGGCTGCATTTTTCTCGGCAGCTATTCTTGCTTCTAGCCTGCTCATCGCCGCTGCATTATTCTCTATCGTTGTGGCTAACTGGGCCGCCAGTCGTTCTGCTTGGCGGGCCGCGTTTTCCGAATCCTTGTACAACTGTAGTTCCGTCTTGTCCCTGTGCTTGCGGTCCTGCTTGGTGTCCCACCCAGTCAGAACAGTTTTCAGGTGGGCGTATCCAGGGGCATTCTTGTTGACAGTGTCCAGAACAGCCTGTCGGCTCTCCCTCCCCTCGGCTATAAACGCCGCCAGGCCGGACTTGGTTACCGGGAGCCCTGCGGCCACAAGCAGAGGTGCCAGTTCTTTCGAGGCAGCCAGGCGCTGGGCAATCATCGGGTCCTTGGATGATTTCTCAAGGTCCTTGATAAACTGCTTGGCGTCTCTGACGAGGTTCCATTTATTCCTTTTACCCGTGTACCTATTGATCGCCTCCTCGGAGTTCTTTATAACTCTGAACGCATCCAACGGGCTCATCTGGCCGTTCGCTGCTGCCTGAGCGGCCCGCGTGGCCTTGTTTCCCAGATCGAGAATATAACCAGATGCTTTGGGTACAGTCTTGCCCTTTACCCTCTTATACCCATACGCCCCAGTCTTAACTCCGATGCTAATGGTTTCGGCAATGTTCTTAATGCCCTGCGTTAGCTTGTAATCCTCTTCACTCTTGGCCTTCCGCCCAGCAGCCGTTGCTGCGGTCCTCTCCTTAATTATATCCTGCATCGCCGTGAACTCGGCCAACTGCTTTACCTTGGCCCTGAGCTTTTCGGAGCGGGTCTTTGCCTCTGGCTCCAGCGGCTTCTCAATCGGCGTCGGCTTTGGGATTTCAGGCTTGATGGCCTCTCTTTCCCTGGCCGCTGCTGTCAGAAGCGGGTCCGATCTACCCATACGCTCAAGGGCATCGGGGGGCACTGGGGCACCAGGCTGAGGTCCAAGCTCCTCCTCACCAACCGGGTATGGTATTCTGCCAGCGGCTGCACGTGGGTCGAAGGCAGTGGCCAATCTCCTGGCCTGCAACCGAACAGACTCATCCTCCCCCGGAACATCCCATCGCGCGTCTTCCGGCCAGTGTGGCGGTCGTTCGGTGAACGCGTAGTCCGCCCCCGTCTGGAATGGGCGTGACACGGGTGCTTCCTCTCGCGCAAGCATTTCCGCCGCAGGGCCTAGCATGTTGAGACTGGCCCCTAGCTGCTTATCTAACTTTTCGGCCTCAGCCCTGGACTTCGCAGCCTCGTATATCCGCATCTTAGCCTGCGCCTTCTCGAACGGGAGGCTCTCCATTATCTCTTTGCGCTCTTTTCGCTCACGCTCAGAGACTTTCCACGGCATCTCCTCTTCTATGGCTTTGAAGCCCAGACCAAGGCCACCCTTAATAAGGCCCGTGCCCAGGACATCACCCATGCGCTCTAAGAACGTGGGCTGCTGGGCCGCCTTCAGTCGGTACTCCTCTTTAAGGAGTTCAAATCTCGCCTCACGCTCTTTCTTGGCCTTCTGGTAGCCCGGTTCAAATACTCTCAGCGCCATGGTCAGACCCTCCGTCTACCCTTCCCAGCTAGGGTAATGCTGTTTCTTGATCATCTGCCTCACATAATCAGCAGCCTGCTCTTTGGTTCCGTAATCAATCCCGTTGGCCTCCATGGAGAATATGAAATTGCTTATGACATGATTGACCGCACTCTCGTGGAAGAATGACTCCGGGTTCAGCAGATCTTTCATACCTCCTGGGGTGTTGGGTTCGGACCACCTGGCGAACTGGCTGTACGCCTGATTATAAACCGCCCCCCACATCTCCTCATCTATGTCATGAAGCTGACCGCCTTCACCGCCTTCACCGCCTTCACCGCCTTCACCGCCTTCACCGCCACCCTCTTCGTCAGAAGTGTATGTGAAGTCCATCTTGCCACCAGTGGTCTTCTTCATGTACTTGGAAGCACCAGCATTAAGCTCTTCCCATCCGAGATGCTTGTTGTCGGCATAATACTGCTGCGCCCTAGCGAAAGCACCCTTCGCCCACCCATCCGCGTCCTGCGAATCCATATAGTTTTTCATATGGACCTGGAAGTTCTCCCACTTCTGCATGTCCATTATCTCGCTACTTTCTTTGGCCTTGGCCCTTTCAACCTCCCTGGCCACAGCAATCCTGTTCTCGTCAGAAAGGATGCCGCCGTACAGCGCAGCAATGGTCTTGAACTTTTCTGCATCCGCTTGGGCGTTTACCTTCTTGGCCTCAAAATGGACTGTCAGTATCGCTTCGAGGGCCTGCGCGTGTATATCCCCCATACCAAGCTGAATCAGGCCGCTAGCGCCCATACCACGAGAAGCCATGGTTTGCGCCATCCTGTGCATCTGGTCAACGGATGCGTTCTCAATGTTCTGAACCATGTCAGCAACATCTTCTTCGGAGATGCCCGTCTCCTTGGATAAGTAGTCCAGCGCCCACCCCTGGAACTTTATCTTCAGCTTCATCGGGTGGCTCTCTACGCCAGTGGCACCCCCGGCAACATCCCCGGTTTCGGATGGCTTGCCGTTCTTATCGTAAAACTGCCCCCCGGCAGTAAAGTACCCGTTCCAGTTGCCCTCGTCGTCGTATGACTTCTCTAGCTTCTCGCCGTCCTGCCAAAAGTCGCCCTCCTCATCTTTGAGTATGCCAGCCTGGGCATTAGCAACGGTCATCCCGGTCTCTTCTTCCTGGGCCTCAAGGGCAACCCCGCCCTCGACGGGTGCCGGTTGACCCGCCCCGACCTGCTGCTCCTCCTTAACCATAAGGGGATCTTCTTTTACCGGGGCCGCTTGAGGAAGCTCCTCCCCGCCAGGCTTCTGGGCACCGCCAGTGATGCGTTCAACTGCCCCTGGGACAACCTCGGTAACACCTGCCGGTGTTGCGGCTGGCTGGGCTGCGGTGAAGGCTATGGGGACAGTCAGCGCGGGCGTTGTGATCGGAGGAGCGCCAGCAACGCTACGGCTCATCATACCCTCTGCCGCCTTCGCGCGCGTAGCGGGCTCTGCCGTTGCGGCTGCTCCCATAGCCATCTGCTGCGCAGCTTGACGCTTGTAGTCCGCCTGGCCTGTCACAGGGATGTCGGGGGAGCCGAACTTTGGCTGTCTGGCCGTTGCTGCGGCATCCATCTGCATGAACCCAGGGCCCCTAATTGGGGCGCGGAGCGCCTTTTGTGTTGAAGGCAGAACGCCGCCGCCCTTCGGTATTGCTGGGTTCTTGTACTGTTTTTTATCTGCGTAAGGCATGGTTATGATGCGCTCCTATGCTCCGCGATAAACCAAAGGGTTATCGTCACGCCCACGGCGTCGTTTGTTGCAACATCCGCCCTGACAAATAGTGCCGCTGCGGCAGCAAACGCCTCACTTGTTGATGCTGAGGTGGCAAAACCAGCAGCGGAGTCGTCCACTATTGTTGCTGTGGCGTGGGCGGCTGCCGTGGTGTTGTTGTACGCATCGGCGTATGCAGCGTATAGCCTTGCCGTGACAGCGCCCAGGTTCGTGGCGGTGTCAACCGCGGCCCCTCCACCCCGGTAAACCTGAAACTCCCGAAGCTTGAGGCCGCCAGTGCTGAACGTCGCCGGAACCCTGAACCCTCGTATCTTATTTGTACCAGCGGTCATGTCCCCAATCTCAATACACACACATACATTGTGCGACTCGTTCGCCAGGTCTGAGTTTGGTATTCCAGCGGCCAGGTAGTCGTTTACCTCGTCAAAATTGCCATCGAGGTCAGACGCCGTTATGACCTGACCTTCACTCAGCGGGGTGAAACTAATTGCCATCTAACAACGCTCCTCGACGCGGGACGGATCGATTACATTGAGCGCGCTTCCCGTTTCAACGCTCTGACCTGCGAAATAACTAAGCTGGGTGTTCGTTGCATCAAACGTGTTGGCGATGACGCTGACCTCGGAAACGTTGTCACCGAAGTACAAATTTCCGCCTCCGCGCTCAATTACGTTCGATGTAACGATGCCACCTCTGCACGTTCCACTATACTCAATCGCCCTGTTTACGCCAGTGGTGAACTCGCAATCCGAGACCTTCACGTAGTTCGCACCGTCCACCAAGATTGCATTGTAATAGTCCTCGAACGCACAATTCCGAACAACCGTATTGTTTCCGGTTATCTTCAGGACGCTGGTGCTGACTGTGTCAGTCTCGTCTATGAACCGTATTCCCTCGAACACGCTACCGTCACCGGTTGACTGTATGATTGGATCGCTGGTTGCCATTGAGGCAGACCGCCTGAAAATTGTCTGCCCCGGAGACAGCGAGATAAGCTGCACAAACCCAGAGTCTATCGTGAGCGACTCATTGAAGTTCCATAAACCTTCTGTGAAGTAGATTCTGCCGCCGTTCTTTCCGACAGACCCAATGGCTTCCCTGATCGGCACATCGGGTGATGCGCAGATATCACAGTGCCGCTTTGCCAACCACTCTATCTGACGCCCAACCGTGCGGAACCTGTGGTCCTTGGTGAACATGGACACAGGGAAGTTGTCGCTAGACCTTTTCATTGAAAAGGTGTTCTTGACGATGTTTAGCGACACCAGGGATACAAGCATCATCTCGTGTCACCCACCTCCACATCGACAATAATGCCTTGTATTACGAGTTCGGGTGCCCTTACGTTCGCTGCCGTCGTCGTGAATCCAGACCTAAAACCCACCCGGAGCGACCTGGAGCGTATCGATGCTGGCTCAAGCTTCGATGTAAACCAGTCGCGCTCCTGGTACTTGCACCTGCCCACGCCGTACTTTGCGTTGGACGAGTAGAACAACTCAAGAGTTGTTGCGCTGCCGTCCGTTGGGTGCAATGGAATGGACCCGCTTGTGGCCTGGCCCTCTGTCGACAACTCGACAGCATCTGAACCATCAAGCTGCTGCCCATCGGCATGAGCCTCCTCGCCCTCAGCAAACCACTCAGGGCCATGGTCACTGTCACCCAGGTTGCCCCATGACAACATCTTGAGCCGTATCGGCCTAAACAAGGATGCTGAGGAGCTACTCTTGAATAGCCTTCCGGTCAAGTATATGAACGGTATCGGGTTTGACGCATGGTTGTCGTCGTCCCTTCCAGACCCGTACCTCAGAAGAGCGTGTATGAAGTCCTGGCCCGATCCAGGCGACTTCTCCCTTGTAGTGCTCGTGTACACGTACTCTTCACCGTTCTCAAGCACGACAGTGCCATCGTACATGCACGACGCCTTGTCACTCACATAGCTGGCACCAACATCCTTCGCTACACCGGTAGGTTCATACAATGACCACGCACCATGGTAATAGTCGTACACGAGCGTGACAGCAAACGAGCCTGGCTTTGTGCCCTTGATGTCAATGCTCCACCATATCTGGTTCTTCGTCTGAACGTGTATGACGTTGCTGTACATCATTGAGTTCTTTCTGATGGCAAACGGCCAGCCCATGTTCGCCATATCTTCCGCAATGGTCGCTGGCATGTGCGTCTGCGCGAAATCTCCGCTGAATATGGAGTCAATTGGCTTTGATACCTTCTGAGCCCTTGACTCTGCACCCATGCCGCCAAAGGCGTATATGCCGTCCCTTGCCATGAAGTACAGGATGCCGCCCGCCTCGACAATGCTGTTCGGGGCAACGCACCCGACACCAGAGACCGCCTTGAACAGGCTGTACGTTTTCACGTCCCCGCCGGTCAGGACATAAATCGACCTGTCGGTAAATATTACCAGTTGCTCTTGAAACGACTTCAGCCCCGTTATGGCTTCCATCTCCTCCACCGCCAGGAATTGATAGGCCACTATCCCAAGTGGATCGAATGGATCTGACCAAGCAACCCACTCAGGGCCAAACGGCATCCTCGACCTGTCGTTCTGGTCTATCCATGTCTCTGGTATCTGGCTTTGGTTCTCATGGATGGGGCTAGTCAGCGACGTGCTGAACCCCTGACCGAACCCGGCGTACCATATGGAGCCAAGATGTTCTGTCATTATCGGGCCAAACGGACCAGCGCCTTCCGGCCTGTTTTTCCAGTAACCCCAGTTTATGCTGTTGAACGTAACCGAATCGCCTTCCATGTCGGCCAGCGTCGGCGTGAGTGTCGCGCCCTCCGGGTCAAAAACCCACAGGTTGCGCTTGGTATATACCAAAGTTACATGCCGTGGTGTTTCCTTTATTCCGTCACCGTCCATGTCTTTTGCAATGATAGTATCCGCGAACTGACACATGAAATCAGGGTCTGGCGGCTCTCCGACGAGGATGCCCTCTTTGTACACCTTCTTGCCGTTGGACGAGTAGACGATGTAGTGAACTTCCTGCTTCTCGGTCGCCACGCCGTCCCTTTTTGTCACACCAAGGCCGAGTATGAACCTCGGCTTGCCATTCACCTTTACGGTGTGAAGGCGCATTCGGTCGTAGCCTTTAGTGTTTATGTAGGAGAAGCCCTTGCGGCCCTCGATGTAGCCGCGATGAAAGTCAACGTTCAGCGCAAGCTGACAATGCTCCTCGGTCTGGAAGTTCTCACGCTCCTCCATGCCAAGCCACGGGCCGAAGAACGAGCCTCTCTCACCCCGCTTACTCCCACGGGCCTTGTCTCGTTTACTCCCACGGGCCACGGGTAGCCCTCACAGACATGGGTTCATCAACATCTCTAGCATGGGCGTAGCTCTGCATCCGCACAACCCCTTCCTGCCACATCTGTTCGACCATCACGTTCTGCCCGTTCTGCCTGGCATTCATGAGCTTGGCCGTGTACACAGCGACTAGATCACCGAACGCACCTGCCGCCCCGTTCGCGTCATCCTTGTCGCTCCTCAGAACGATGTCGGTGTCTGATGTAATCTCATCTATGTTCTTGATCCAGTAGATATGAACGTTCAGCGCCGATTCGGGTATGGGCGCTATAAACAGCTTGTTCCTGACCAGGCAATAGTACCGCCCGCCGCTGGGCGATACCCTGGCGTCTCTTCGCTGTATCATCCACCGGTCAGCAAACCGCATCGGCTTCCACTTTAGCGGAAGGTTGTCCGGGGCCACCGCGCCGCTGTCGGGCGTGTTCTCTATACCAATTATCTTGTACGGGATGGACCCGTTGAGGAAGCTTGCGCTGGCTATGTCAACAGACTCTGTGTTTTTGGGCCACGTGAACGGGCCGTCAGCCGTCTCTATGAAGAACTCAGGGTTGCTCTGAACTAGCTCTCGAAACACGGCCCGGTTGGCCTCGTTGGCCAGCCTGTTCTGCTGCGCTTCGCTCCAAAACAGGTCGCCTGTTTCGTCAAGAAGTACCTTTGCGTAGGCCCTGACCTCTTCAAGCGACGTGCATAGGTTGCTTATAGTCATATCAGTTCATGAAGAAAAAGCGGTCTGGCTTCTTGTGTCTTACGTCCGTACCACATCTCTGGTCGGCAATCTGCTTGAAGGGTTTCCACATCTCGTGGGTGCCCTTGTACACAAGATCATCCAGGGTGCTCTTTTCCCTTTGTTCCTCCAGTCGCTCTACCTTGTCGTATTGAAGCAGGTACTTACTTGAGCCCATGCGCCACAGGTCACATCTTCTGATGTAGGGAATCAGACGGGGATCCCTGATATCCAGGTACGACCCGTCGTCATCTTCCCAAACCTTCCATACAAATGGCACACGCTCTTTTGTCGGAATAGTTTTGACGCCGAACTGAATCTCAACGGTCGCATCAACAATGCGAGCAAGCATCCACCGCTTCTCGCGGCCACACCACCCCACGATAAGGCTATCATCGTGGACTCGCTCACGGATCCTATTGGATTCTTTTTGATTCCACTTGATCCGCTTGATGTCGTTCCATTGAGTTTCAGTCAGCAGCATTATGCGTCCGTTGGCACAGGCTGGTCATTGACCTGCGGCCCGTCAGTTAGTTTCGGTAAGTACAGGATTTCTAAGCCAGCAAAGTAGCAATTTGCGTTGTTTGCGCCATCATCGTCGTAAACAACGTGAAGTTTTAGCCAGTCGCCCGCGCTCGTGACTATAGTGCCACCGTCAACCTTCCCCCACGGGGTCGCAACAAGCCGCTGCGCCGTTGTGGGTAGCGTGTCTGACAGTGAGGTGCTGGAGATAGCGGTGCCGTCGTCTTGAGTAAAGGCTTCACCGAACGACGGCGTGAATGACTTGACCGTCCAGACACAGGTTCCCGCATCGGTGCTGACGTTTGCGTAGTGGACTCGAAGATGAATGTCGTTTGCGAAGTCAATCCACGTTGGCATCGCAGAGCCCCAACTGGCAAGGTCTGTGTCCTCAACATCCATCTGAAGAGCGGTTATTTCCGTTCCGCCGATTTCCGCAAAAACAGGGGCTCCGCCGCCGCCTGTACCCGCTGCGCTTACAACATGAAATCCCGCAGCCGGGATGAAAAGGTTCTGATACTTGTAGCCAATATTTCTATCGCGAATCATAGTTTACCACTCCACAGTTTGCCCCCCATTGCGGGGATACTAAGTAAAAGAAAACACCAGGGGGCTATTCGCCCCCTAGTGGCTAGAGTATGCACGTACCCTAGAAGATCAGGTTATCGACAGTGATGTCATCAAGCAACGTGTGACTAAAGCGTCGCTCACAGCCAATGTCACCGTACCAGCACATAAATGCTTCCCAACTGTCAGAGTTGGCTTTACGGCTAAAGGTCGAACCGTCACGGTCGGCCCACGCCCAGTCCTTCATGACGTACAACTTGATGTCGCCCGTGTTAATGAAAAACAGCTTGTTGTACGGAGCCATGCGGTCGAACTCAATCGGCATCGGTCGAGTTCCACCAGCGTACGTCAACTTCTGGAATCCACCACGCAGTTGCTCAGGAGCATAGCGCACGTCGGCAGTCAAGAGATTGATGTACTCACGGCGAACACTGTGATGACCCATGACGAGATTGGGCTCTGTGCCGGAAACCTCGTCAGTGCTGTCAATGGCAAGCTGCATCAACTCCAGGGACAGCGGTCGGTTGTCGTCGTTGTTATCAAGAACGGTGGACTTCCACTCAGGATTGTTGCCAGTGTCTACTTCTTGCAAGTCGTCATCAGCATTGGACACGATGAAGCTAAGGCCAGTAATCTCCTGGTTAAACGTGTTGTCGTTGGCATCGCCGCGAACGCAGATGTCATTCTCAGCAACGTCGATAGCGCCAGACGTGTTGTTCTTAAGAACAGCCACAGTCGTGCTTGTCACTGAATCAACGTCCAATTGGCCGGTTCCCCCTGTTGCCAGGGTGCCAGTACCGAGACCCGTAGCCGTTCCGATGTTGAGCGTCATCCCGGCCTTGAGGTACCGCGTTCCCGGCTCATCAAATGTGACGCTTACGGTAGCGCCCGCCGCAAGACTGGCCGGTTCACTGTTGAGTTTGGCCAACAAGCCCGTGTTAAGCACACCGCCACCAGTATCGGCAACTGGGTTGCCCCAGACCTGGCGATTCATATCAACCCGAAGGTCACGACGAAGACCGTCAACCTCTGTCCGAAGCGCAGAAGCGAACGAGCCTTTGTCGCCCTCTGAGGCGGCGATGGCTAGACCAATCAACTCAATGCGACCATAGATCTGCTTGACGTTGATCTTGCTTTCCACGTACTGCTGACGACCGGGCGACGGCAAGAAGCCAGATGCGCCACGAGCGCCCACGCCATGGTTGCGACGCAGGTGAACCGGGAACCGGACATGACGACCGCTCCAGCTTCGCTTGGATTTTTCAATGTACTCCAAGATAGGAATACTATTATTGAGGTGCTCCCGTACGGGGCCCTCGTAAAACTCTTTCAGTACGGCATCAAAATTACTTTTGGTTACCGCATTATCAGCAATGTTGGTATTAGCCATTGTTCTTACCCTTTAGCGTTTGAGTTATTCACCAGATAGAAACGCACGGGCGGCGGCTTCAGCGGCATCCAGGTCTTCACCAAAGTCCTTACTCACAGCAGCCGGTCCACGGCCACGCTGCAACGACTTCGGTGGTGACTTGTAACCCCTTTTCTTTACCCGCTGTTCAAAAGCAGCAACTTCGCTTTCATGGCTTCTTTTCGCCAGCGCCATCACTGAGGCGTTGGGGTTTTGGGCAATCGAGTTGATAACGTCCATCTCACGCATCTCAGGGTACTTTTGTCGCGCTGAGTTTATTTCACCCATTATCTGCCGTTCGGCCTGCGCTACCTCCAGGGACTGGGCCCTGGTCGTAAAGTACTCCTGCTGTTGAACAAGCTTTTGCTCAAGCTGCTTGATGCGCCGCTCATTCTTCTCGTATGGGTCAAGCTCCAGAAGCGGATCTTCATGACGCTGACTGCTTTCGGCAGCCTGCTGCTCCTGGAGCTTCGCCCACGCCCACTGATTCCATTCGGCGTGTTGCTGATTTTGCGCCCGCAGCGCCTCAGCCTCCTGTTGAAGTCGCGAAAGGTTCTCTTTCGTTTCATTCAACTGGCTCCGACTTTCCTTGAACCGCTCATACGGAATAGGTGCCGGATTGCCCTTCTCATCTAACTCAGGCCCACCTGTATCGCCGGTTTCCGCGTTACCATCAATAGATGAATCAGAGGTCTGCGAACCCTCAATGGAGCTTCCGCTCGTATCGCCATACTCGTCACTCATTTGCACTCCACGTACCGGTTATCGTACCAGCAGACGCTTAACGTGATCCTGCCTCAAAACCAGCCTCATAGTCAGGTCGCCCTGGACCTCGCGTGCCAACGGCCTCGTTGAGTTCCGGGGTTCCACCGCCCATAAGACCTGGTGAACCACCTTGTTGCTGGGGGGGTGCCATTCCACCCGGAGCCGCACCCCCTTCACCGACATCAAGCCCACCATCTTCTGCACCCGGCGGCATACCCTCGACGCCTGCATCAACATAGGGTTGCCACCAAGGCACCCCTTGTCTCTGCTGGCTCTCTGCATAGTAATGCCACGCAACATGCCTCTCAATATTGGCCTGAATTTCAGTAGGAAGCAAACGAAAGTCTACTGTCTTCATAAAATCCAGGTGAACATCGATGTGTGTAATGTGGTCTTCCCAAGGAGAAACATCCGGCACACCACCGGCACGGAGGATGTAATTTTCCTCCTTGGCGTAGTTTCTATCCTTGGTCAAATCACCATGGAGCGGGTCTACATCGCCAAACTCCATGAGCTTCCGTGCTTTCATGGCGGTGGCTGGATCTTGCGGGTTGCCAAGCATACCCACCTGATACATCTGCATCACCTGCTCACGTCTGTAACTGGCCATCTTGGGCAGCATGCTGTTGGACTGGATGCGCACCCTTGTGGTCTTGATCTGCGACGCATGAAACTCAAGGACCTCAAGCGCATGACCTGTCCCAATGACCTGAATCGTCGCCGGTATGGGCATATACTCACGCCACATCCACAACCACATCTCAGACATGCGCTCAACAGCATACTCAAGCTCGCGCACAGTGGGTCCATGGCGTGTCGTATCCATGTCACTCATCAGCCCAATGGCACGACCGCTTATCTGAGATGGTATATCACCGCGTGCCACGTCAGAGATTCCACTCAGGTTGGTGATGTGCTCGATCTGCTCCTTCTCCAGCAAGCGGTGCTCGGGGGAAAGGGGCGGCGGTGGCAACGGCTCAGGTGGTCTTGCCGCAGTTCGATTGTAGAAGATAATCTCACCGGGCTCGTCGGTGAAGCTCTGACGGTCAACGGAGCCCTTCTCCGCGCGCCACTTGGGCTGGGCGTGCAGGTTCTTGTTCTCGATTCGCTGACTCACGCTCTTGTTGAGTTCCTTCTGCGCCGGAATGAGCGGCGTTACGATGCCCTCTCCAGCCAACTTACCCGGTACCGTGTTATGTCGAGCTATGACAAACGGAAGCTTCTTGTAGGGCAAGAACTCCTGCTCTTCTAAGACAATGCTGCCGGATATAATTGCATAGTACCCTTCAGGGTGCCTGGGGCTGGGTCGCTCAAAGTACTCAAGCACCATCACCCTATCCATGAGTGGGCTTTCGTTTGTAGCCGTATTCCTCGAAAACTCGCGAAGTATCTGCTGGCTATACTGATCAGTATCTGAGGACATGTTTGGATCGATGTGCTTGCCCTTCTTCCAACGGTCCCTGACCTCATCAACGTGCAGCATGTTGGCATGAATCATCCAACGACATGTATCCATGTCCTTTGCGCCTGGATCCCAGCCAACTTCAAGCGGAGACAGTACGTCCACAACAGGGAGGCCGGTCTTCCTGGTCTCAGGGGTCTCCGCCTTCCCGAAATCAACGCCAAGCCCCTCAAGATACTCTATCGTGTCATCGACACGCTCCTCTTCAAACTCGTAATCCTCACCAAGAGCCGTGTCCCACCAGCACTTGAAGAACGCTGTACCTGATATAGCCATCCACTTTACGGCTTCGTGAATCTTTCTCTGCATGCCCAACTCATGCCACAAAAACATCAGCAGTCGCTCCGACTGACGCGCCGCTTCGGCATCGTCCTCGTCATCTGATGCTGGCACCGCTATAAAGCCTGGGCGGTTCTCGGTGAGCTTTCCGGCAAGCGTCTCTATTGTGGGCAAGATGTAGTTCAGCACCATCCTGACGCGCCATGGCGGCGGATTATCTTCGGACAGCAGCCTGGTAACGCGATTGTACCTTGACCACTGCCGACCTGTGTAGAACGCAAGGCCCAGCCACGTGTTCTCCACTATAGCTCGCTTTGAATCCTCCGAAGCCTGCCACTGCTCCCTTACGAAATCAGCGGTCTTTGACTCTTTTTCAGTTGGACTATAGGTATCTGTCCGCTTTTCAGAGTACTCTTTGGTTATCGCACCTGTCGTTTGCGTCATGTCATGTACCCCGGCGGTGGAATCATTGGCGCTTTACTGGCTTCAATCTCATCCATCAGCTTCTTTCTTCGCAGCAGCGCAGCTAAAATACGTGGATCTGTCGGCGCAGCCAACCCAGCATAACCAGGTGGCCTGTCTGACATGCCGAACGTGGGCCTCTCCTCACCCCTACCGGTTATCCCCTGCCGTCGCCTACGCTCAAGCATGACGCGCATCAACTCAGGGTCTACGCCAAGAGCCTCCATGGACAAATCACGCCTCGGCTTGAACATCGACCTGTCATCAAATGCAAGCTCAGGCGAAGTCCTGCCAAGCGAAGGTAGGGGCATCAATTAATACCTATGCCAGCCCAGGAGGAGGTCCGCCGGGAGGGGGTCCGCCAGCGCGAGCCGTAGCCGCTTCCCTCAGGCCTGGCCCAGGGCCGGGGCCGGGACCGGCTGCACCGGGACCAGCAGCGCCTCCTGTTTTCGCAGCAAGCTTCTGCTGTAGTGTTTGAATCAGCATCTGAATCGCCTCTGGCGGCAACTCATCAGCCACATTCCCCATGATTTTGTTTAGGTCTTCCACTGTGGGTTGTCGTTGCTGACCGCCACCGGCAGCAGGGCCACCGGGTGGTCCGCCGGGGGCACCGCCAGGAGGAAGGCCCATCGGGCCACCAGGACCAGGACCACCGGGGGGTGGGCCCATTGGCATTTGATTAGGCATCTCTACGCTCTCCTTGATCCAAGTCTCGGGGTACCAAACGCACCCACTTCAGGTCCCTTCTGCCCAAATGTCTGCGCGCCGTACTTAGCCAGCATGCTGTCTGCCGCTGTCTGTCTTACTGGTTCGACGGATGGCACCTGTAGCTGTGTCCTGCCAGGATCCATCGCCGCGTAATCAAAGTGCTCCAACCTTGGCGCGGTGCGACCCGCATAGGGCACTGGCACAGGCTCCCTTTTCGGTGGTGGCGCTACGCGCCCTGGCGAACTTGTTGCCTTACCAAGCAGCCAGTCAAGCCCGGCACCCACCAGTGTCGCACCAAGAGCAATGCCAAGTATACCCCATGGCCCAAGGGCAATTGCAGCGGGCCCAGCAACACCACCGAGTGCTGCCGCCTGATACGTGCCAGCCGTCCCCGCTATACTAGCTGCCCCAGCCGCCTTTACGGCCCCAGGAGCAATACCGCTTCCAATCATCCCGCCGACAGTGGCCCCCCAGCCGCCCGTATAACCCTGCTTCGGCGGGGTACCCGTTTGGTATACTGGTTCTGAGTAGTCCTTGAACGTCCGAAGTGCCATGGCTAACCGTCCACTATGCTAGTGACGTAACTTCTCTCGAAGTCGTCCTTGTATTTTGCTTCAAACTCGTCCCACGAGGACTGGGTGTGTTCGGCCTGGCGGATCAACATCTTACGGTTTTCTCTGCGGTTCCAGTCAAACAAGATGTAACCGAATATGCCAGTAAGGGTCACGGCACACAAAGCAAGAACTGAATGTATTACCACCATCTACCTAAATGCTCGTCCCTTTCTTCGTCTGCGCCGACATTAAGTCTAGCGACAGAGTCATATGAAAGCTCTCTCTTCTCAGGCACCACGCTCGATACTGACGCATCTTCCAACTCAGAGTCAACATATATGGCTATGGCCATTGCCATCACCGCGTCATCATGCTCACCCGGCATCGCCTCGCACCGCCTGGCGGCTGTTTCTATGAACACCTTACACTCATTGAGAAGGCGAAGCGAATTGAACGTATGGCTCCCCAGCCGGATGGCCTTGGCCAGCGCCGCAATCGCGGAATCTCTCTTATCCTTCGCCTGCGTCCGAAAACCGTAACGCTGTGTCCAGTTTGCGGCATTTATATTTCGCACGTACAGATTCTGGTAATCACGGTCCAGTAGGTCTTTTATGACCGCCATGCCGGGTCCGTCGATTTCAGGCACCAGCAGCGCGCTGTTATAGAAGTTACCGGCGATCACAGCCTGGGCCGCAACAATATCGGGCGGAACGCGAGAATAAAACTCTGCCACCTGCACCCGCTCGTTCCTGTCGATGACCTCAATGCATGAGAAATCGCCATCCTCCACACCGTGTGCCGTATCGACCGTGACGATATATTCATGCCCCTCGACAGGCTCTTCGTATATCTGCCAGGCATCGCGCCCCGGCTGTAACGTAAAGTCCTCGTTGAACAACACCCCGCCGTTCAGCGGCTTGAGTGCGAGTAGCTCATCGATGCGATCTTGTATCGCCTGCTGGTCAAATGGCGAGCGGGCGCTGGAGGTAAAGGCCACCTGCGGTGACAACGGATACTCGGTATCGAAGCGCGTGATGTCGCCACCGAACTTTGTGCGCAATGTCTGAATCGCCCACTTGACCCGCTCTGGTGGTAGCTCGAACTCAATCGCACGCTTCGCCCATAGCTCGTCATAACCAAGCTCGGTGGCAAGACGGTAGAACAACATGTCGTCCTCGGCGGCATGCGCCTTACGCATGCGCTTGTCCAGCCGGGTATCAGTTATGTTTTCTGGGAGGATGTATCTGTCGTGGTCTTGCCACCCGAAGAAGACGTGCTGGTAGATGTTTCCTGGCTCGTTCTTGTAGGCCTGCCAAAAGCGAGTATAGAAAGCTCCCGAGGCCCCATTGGCAGTTGACTCCATGAAGACATAAGTTCCCGCAACATCCGCAACTGCGGCCAGTTGAGCCTGAAGGGCGTCTTCGTCGCTGGTCGTTCTTCGCCGCTTGTGCCATAGCGCGACCTCAGAAAGGTGCAGAAAATCCCAAGTTGAGCCACGCGCTGCGTCGGTGCTTCCTTGTGTTTGGATTTGATATCTTGCGCCATGCTTCCACCTCACTGAGTTACCGATAAGTCTTGCCGGGGCCACTTCCGATATGGCCTGCGGCAGGTTCTGTTGATACCGCTTTACGATATGAAATATTTCCTGAGTAGACTCGCGCAGGTGCGCGATGCTCATTGCGTTCGCCTGCTTTTGGAACTGGCAATGGTGGTGCCCCAGCGCCTTGAAGAACGTGGTGCCACCGACCTGCCTCGACTTCAGGTCGAGAATGCGCACCGGCTTTCGCTCTGACTCCATGGTTTCGATCATACTGAGAAGCACTTCCTGCTCGCCATTGAGGAGGAGCGGCATCAGCCGGTAGGTGTCGCCAACGATGGTCCGTATCTTCAGGCAGTTCTGGAAGTAGAACCGGCGGTCGAACTTACACCGCTCCCAGAACTCATGGAATTTGTATTCCTCTTTTGAAAACCCACCCATCAATTACAGGGGAAACCGATGGGCGGGGAGGAAGAGACTAATGGGGTCTAACATGGCAGGGGGGAGAACCCCTGTAGACCTAGCATGGCGTGAGCGTAATACGAAACCTGTCATGACGCAATAACAACTGATTTTTTGCGGGTGCGCTGGATACCTTGCTTTTTAACAAGGCTCTTGAGTTTCTTTGGCGACATCCCGGTGTTGTCGCTTATTTCGCTATATGTCAGCCCGGCCTGATACAGCGCCACCGCCGCCGACTCGCTGGATGTGATCGCCGTGAACTCAGCCTTGGCCTCCACAATCTCCAGCTTGGTCTCCAGTGTAGAGGTGCTGGAGAATGGATCCCATTCAACTGACGGATCCTCAACAGCAACACACTTCTCAATCAAATCCGCAATGGACGACCGCGCCTTGATATACTGGTTCACCGCCTTGAGGTTCCGCGACAACGATATGTAGTCGTCGTCAGCGTCCACAACCGCCCGTTCGAGCAGTTCATGAGCACTATGCGCAGATTCTTTGTAGTATGTAACTAAATCTGGCGGTTGGTTCTGTTGTTTAGTAACCTGCGTATCATCTGATGCCATATAAGGAGAATAGAGGACATGGGCAAGAAGAACAAGAAGAACAGCTTCACTAGTTTAACCCCCCCTTCAACTAGTCAACCACCCAGTGACAAGGCTGACAGAACTGACAGAACTCAAATAACGGACCCTGCCGTATGGGACCTTCTGAAAAAGACCTCTGAGCGGTCTAACATCGGAAAAGCGCTCCTAGTGGAGGTCGCCTGCCAGGCAATGCTTGGATCTATAGACAACTACGGCTACAAATTCCGGGAAGCCTGGGACGGTGAGCGGGAAGCACCGACCAAAGGACCCGTAGAAAAAGGGGGTAGCGTCATATTGACCCCCCCTACCTTGAATGACGTCAACGCCGCCGCCGTTTACTTCGGCATCAACGCCAGCGACCTGGTCCGCGATGCGATCTTAGGCCAACGGTTCAACTGGCAACGCCTGCACCCAGTAAACGCTCGCAGCATGTCAAGCCTGAGAATGCAAATGTTCGAGCTTGAACAACTAGGTGGTCGATAATTCAAAATACGCTGTGTAGAGGTCCTACATCTAGAAGGTCTCGGAGCGGGGATGCGGCCCAAGGTACCCAGCCCCCTTCGGGGGCTGACCCCTCGCGCGCGATCTATACTATCCGCGAACACCCCTGACTGCACTGACTGGCCAGTAGGTTTACCAGGTGAACACCCTGGACCAAACAAAAGCCACAAAGGGCCAACCATTACAGCACCTTGCGACCGATTGCCAACTAATTGAGCACCCCTATTCGCTGCACGTCGCGACATTTACACACCTAATCGCGTCTCTATTCGACACACTGCGCCACATTCGCACCATTCGCACCACTGCCTCACGTACACACAATCACAGGGCAGTACACCGTTTAACCCAAGATGCAAATCAGGTGCGAACTAGTGCGAATCAAGCGCAGTCTACCGTTCTTAACGCGAATTCTAGTGCGAATCCAGACCAGTCCATCGTTTAGCCCACAATCACCAAACACCTATTCGCATCACTGCTCTGCATTGCTAAGTTATTTTGTGTCAAATTTGCCACAAAAGTGTTCAGTTTCTGTACGATTTCCGTACAGTTGCTGTACAGTGCCACTTTTCCCGAGCAATTACCGTCACTTACTGGCCATTGTCCACAGCAAATCCTCAAAAGTGTACAATCGGTGGTCACTTTTAGCAGCACCCGTTTCCGTGCCTTTTGCAGTGCAGTGCAGCGTTTAGCCAACTTGGCATGCATCCTGCTATCTTCTTTGGCCGGAAACGATGAGCGCCAAGCTCGCAATTGCACACAGAGCCTTTGCGTGCGGCCAATGTTGCGGTAGGTCATTGAGTAGAGCTAGAAGAGTCTGGCTACCTATCGACAAGCTCAAAAGTAGGATCGGCATTGCCTATATCGCTTGCAAGGTACACTAACACCGCGTTGCTGGCTTGGCGTTCATCGTTTCCTGGTAAGACATAGGTTGTGGGCTAGGACAGTTTCGAGGGGAGCCTTGAAACAACGACCAGCACAACCCTGCAAACCAATGGTGTGCCTTTAGGCACGCCAGCACAAGTGGTCCCTATGATACGACATTCCTTCGGGAGTGGGCTTCGATGCAGGAGCAGTTAGGGATCGATACTCTTCTGAGTAGCATAACCCAACATTGGTAAAGGCGTAGCTTTCAATGCAGCGCGCTTCCGTTATACCGATTCGTGGCACTGAGGCGATAGGACCTTTGCATCACACGGCTTTGTAGTAAGGCACGAAATAGTGGACTAGGGAAACGGACCATAGGGTGAGGCCGGGAAGAGTAGCGCGCCGCGTGTGAGTGTGAAATCAGGATAACGAGGGCCTGTTTCGGCAGGAGTAACACTTATTGAGCGATGGTACGGGTGACGCCCTACGTCAAAGCACAGGTGTTTTTGCCCCTCAACTTGTGGCCTCAGGCCGACAAGGAGAGACAAAATGGCGTATTCAAAACGACAATTAGCGAGAGCGTTTAAGGTTGGTGGCACACGTCGTCCAGCTAAGAAACAACGAATTGCACAGTCGTTCTCTGCTGCGAAGCGGGGTTCGGGGTCAAACAAACCAAGACGAGTTCCAAGTAAATCCGAAGGTAATGGCATGTCTTACAACAAGTCAGACTGCGGGCGAAAGAAACAATAGATTACTTGGGGCTGCAAGTTGAGGGGCAGAGACACCATGCTTGCTTGTCCTCTCTTCGGTGACGGTCATGTTGACCATCACAGAAAAGAGGAAAGACAAAATGAATCCAGACAGAAGTACTGTGGTTCCATTGCCTTCACCATGCAGGGAGGAGGAAAAATGGCACGACAGATAAACAGGCCACGTAAGGTGACATCGCTTTTTAGTGGTCGCTGTGAGTTTACTACGGTCCGACGTCGCAAGAAAGGCGACACGGGACGCGGTGTGGCGGTAGCGTAATGGCAGTTATAATCCTGTCTACTTATGGTGCTCTGGTCATCACAGTGGTGTTTTGCAGCGCTGTGTTCTGTTAGCTCTGGTGTGATCCCCAGTCCTTGGAGGAGGGCTGGGGGTCAGCGAAGAGAGGACGAGCCTTTCTAATTTTTAACCGCATCGTGTCTCCATTGTGGGGCATGGGTTATGGGGTATCTGGGTAGGGTTCGAGTCCCTAGTGCCTATCGACACAAGCCAGGGCACTGGCAAGTGGCCATATAGCGATAGTGGCGCAACGCGTGATAGAGGTAGTTCAGGTATCACAGGCTAGCTGCCCATGCCTCACAGTGGGGGCACGATGCACGACAAAGTGAGGAAGAAAATGGCAGGAAAGACAAGTAGGTTAGTGGCAATTACGAAATACTTCGGCATGACCTTGCAAGAGGCGAAGGACGAAATTACTACGCTTTCGGACAAGGATAAGCAGGAGTTGTTCGAACTTGTGAGGGCGGAGGCTGCGGACCAATGTTAGTTGAGGATGTAATATCAGCAATTCTCAAGGGTCCAGGCCAAGGCCTGAACACTCCTCAGAGCGTTAACTATGCCAATGCGTTCGCATGCATCTTGCGCGTGAATCGCAATAGCATTGAGTACGCTAACAGCATTCTCTATCTGGAGGATGTAAGGAGCGACCTCGAGGCCAAGAACAAGGAATTGCTTGAGCGTTCCTTGAACCTTGCTGTTGATTGCGAAGGTCTCAGGCGTGAAGTTGAGGTGCTCCAAAGAAGGCTCTTTGACTGTGAGAACTGTGAGAACTTTGACCGACTCCAGACCGACAAGATAGACGCTAACATTGATGAGGTTAGCGAAGGTCTCCAGGAGCGGGCTCGCAGCGCCAAGGGGAAAGGTACCGTTATCGGCTTTGGGGTTTCGGGCTCGTGGGAGTCGGCGGACCTGGGAAAACGGCAGGCTGCATGCCACCAAAACCCAAGGTCGGACAACGACACAAAATGGTAGCTGGCGTCGAATAACGCTTTACGCTCACATGGGACTGAACATCCCCGTGAGCGTATGGAGTCATTCGACTCATATTCCTGATTGGACAAGCAAGCAGTGTCATGCCTCACAGTGGGGACATGACACAAGGAGAATTGATGTGAATGCAGCAGTATTAATGGGCGAAGGTAATTGCGTGCGTCGTGAGGACCTGCACCTCATTCCAATGCCAGCAAACACGGCAACGTGCGCGCTGATGCCTTGGCAGTACTTCGTTGACACTATTTGTCACCGTATCGAACTGGCGGGTTGGTCTATAAAAGAGGTCAAGCTGCTTACGAGCGGTAAGAATAAGCAAACGGGCTGGGTGCAGGAACTCTTTGGGACGATAGTCCTTGAGCATTCTGATACCGAAGTCCAGCCATGCTTTGGCCTTAGGACGTCATACAACCACACGTACCTGTCGAGTCTAATCGCAGGGCTGACGGTTACTGCCTGTAGCAACGGGTGTTTTTCCGCTGACTATGGCGTGGCGTTCAAGAAGCAGCGCGCACTGGGAGGTAAGCGCAACGACGCTCTGTTTATCGAGAGACTGGAGACTGGAATCAGTCTTGTTGGTCGAGCTTTTGACGGTATGCGGCGAAAGCGAGATTTCCTGAAGTCTGTCCCGCTGTCATTGAACCACGGTCACGCGCTTATTGGCATTGCGCAGGGCCATGGTGTCATCACTGACACAATGGGCAATGAAGCGAGACGGTGCTGGAACAAGCCAATTGAGTATCAGGTAAACGGTCTCACAGAGGCACCTTTTGCTGAACTCAACGCTTGGAGTCTTTACAACGGCTTCACTGAGGCCGCGAAGAAAACCCGAGCGGGTAATCTTTTGGATGCCCACACAAAGATAGATGCGTATTTTTCAGACAGCCACATTATCCCAGCCGCAGCAAGTGTCTGGGACGAGGGTGGTTCAGAGGTAATCCCGTTCTAAACGGGGAAGAGAGGACAAGAATGAAAAACGTAAAGATTCTTCACGACGACCACGGTCTGGGTGATGATCATATCAAGTTCGTAAACCACGTAGTGGCGAACGAGCCCGATGGATTCTTTATCAAGCTGTTGGTATTGCCGCCTGAGTGCAGCGACCTGATGAGTGCGCTGCACGGGCCAACCGTCGGTGACGATCCAGTCAATGAGGACGAGGTAACGTACGTCGTCCGAAACGGCAGACCGGGACCGTCACGTCTCGTTGACAGGCCGGAACGACCGTGCAGGAACATAGTCATTATCGGCATGGGCGGAGGCACCCCGGTGGTGATTACCGCATACGGTACGCAGTCGCCGTTCCCGTCACCGCGTGAGTGGTGGGACAGTGGCATGAGGCCTCGGGAGGCTGTCGATGCCGCCGTGTTCTGGATGGAACACGCGCTATCGGGAGGAGGTGAGTAATGCCTGAGACAGATGAGCAGGTAGTCAAAAGACTGTTGGAGGCCATCCGGCTTCACAGGGAAGAGTATATCCAAGGCAAACTGGATTCACTGACGTGGGTTCGAGCGCACAGGATGGTCATAAGGGAAGCCGAGTTTCTTGGCGTCACTGACCTGATGCTGCAAAGGGGGGACAAGTGAGTAGAGACGGAACGCTACCGCCCGGTGTGGAACACTGTGACATACCAGGCGAGAGCGATGGAGGACACCGGGATGACTGCTGCACCGTGGTCAACAGCCATTGGCAGAGTCCAAGGTGTAACTGTAGCGAACTAGATGAGGAGGACGGATGAGAGCACATAGCGGCTGTTGCCTGAACTATAACCACAGCAAGGAAATGCTGCACGAGCGAGCGTTCAACAGCATGAACGGGCCAGGAAGGGCTCACGTGTGGGGCGGGCCGTATATCCCGCCGAAATACGAATGCGTCTGCAAGACAAAGGAGGACAAGCAAAACAAATGAGTGCGATGACTGAGTTTACGTTTATAGAGGACCCTGGTCACGGCTGGCTCATGGTGCCCAAGGATGTAGCGCGCCAAGTGGGGTACAAGCCGACAGGATATGACTACGAGACCGAGGACCACTGGTACTTCGAGGAGGATTGCAGTGCTTCGGCATTCATCGCCGCGTACAAGACGCACCACCCCGACAGGCAATTCACGGTCACAGTCAAGTACGAAGAGGACTTTAGGCAGCGGGCAAGGAGGTTGGACGGATGAGTAAGAAGATACCAACGCAGGACCTTTGGTATATCTGGAACGATCCAGATTACCTAGGCCAGAGGCGAGAAGCAGGTGAAGAGTTGTATGACCGTGTGACGCACGGCGAAAAGCAACCCAACTGGACACCGCAAGAACGACGTAAGTTCTTGGACTGGCTGGAAGGGAAGACAAAAGGAGACAAGTAAGTGGAAGATTATGTTTACTTGAAAGTGAGGCTAGTGTTGAAGCCTGGGCAGACACAGGAGTCGATTCAGGAAATAGTTTCTGAGTGTGACTATGGGTTCACCCATGAAGAAATAGTAGAAACCGAAATTATTGACATCCACGATTTTCAGATTGAGTAAGAGGCCGTATATCCCGCCGAAATACGAATGCGTCTGCAAGACAAAAGGAGACAAGGACAATGACAATAAAGGCGTGGCAAGGACCATCAACGATTGACGGCAAGGAGATCATGGCCGTGGTGTCCTGCGAGAAGAGGCCCAGTAAGAACGACAAGACTGGAGATATGGTCCAGGTAGCGTTCTTCAGTACCGCTGAAAAGCCTGTAATTGCAGCACACAAGACCGGTGATGACGAATCGGTGTGCGGATCATGCCTACTTCGGCCCAAGGTGTGGACCAAGGAGGTGAGCAAGAAGCCGTGCTACGTGGGCGTCCACTGGATGGCTGCTCAATGGGCTGCCGCAATGAGACTGGGCGAGGACCTGGGTGCGGCAGTGGGGGCGATGGGTGCAAAGCCTGTGCGCTTCGGGCAGTACGGCAACATGTCGAGCATACTGAGAGCGGTGGCAGAGCGGTTACTGGAGGGCGCTAGCAAGTGGACGCTGTACGAGCACGAGTGGATGAAGCCCGAGAACCAGTGGCTAAGACACTTCGCCATGGCGTCCGTACACAGCGAGCACCAAGCGATAACCGCCCAGCGAATGGGCTGGCGTACCTTCAGAAACAGGGAGGAGGGCGAGCCACTGCTGGACACTGAGTGTCAGTGTCCATACGAGACACGCGGCGTTCAGTGTAAGGACTGCCTGCTGTGTGATGGAAAGAGGAAAGGACCGAAGAAAGACAAACGTAAAAGCGTTGCCGTGTACACGCACGGTGGCTAAGGAGGAAGGATGAGGAAGGTAAGTGACAAGCAACGTGAAGCCATCGAGGAGATATACAGCCAACTGAGGAACAAGGAGACCGAGCTAGAAAACGAGGTGCAGGTTTGCAACTGCGAGATTGAGTCAGCGCTGGAGTCTCTCCAGGATTCCGTGATTGAGTACAACGACCTGGTTGACGAGCTAAACGAGGCGGTCTCTGAGGTCCTGGACGACATCCTTGAGTTCACGGACAACAAGTCACAGAAGTGGCGAGGGTCCGATGTGGGCCTGGCTCACGCTGAGTGGGCTGAGTGCTTCGAGAACGTGGTGGAGCATGCGGACGACCCGCTTGACCAGCAGATTGAGGTTTCCGTGGACTTGTGGCACGGGAAGGTTGACGACTACGACTGGGAAGTAAAGGAGGACTAGATGGCACCGAAGTTTATAGTTGAGTTTAGCTCGGGCCACTACAGGCAAATAGACGTGGAGGCCGAAGACCAGGGCGATGCGGTAAAGGAAGCGCTCGGCACCGACGACCACCTCCCCCTTTGGGCGGTGCATGAAGACCCAAGCTACCCAGGCTGGCAGGAGCTTTGCATCCGAGTCAGTCCCGTGCAGGATGAGGACGAGGAAGATGTTGACAAAAACTAAAGACTTTTATAGAGGTATAGATTATGGAAGAAAAATGGAACCCAAGAATTGCACGACAGGTTAGGCGGGACATAACCGCCCTGCTTGACCGGCCAGTGGGTCAGATGGAGCTTGGCAAGTGGCTGGGTTACAGCCGCACCACTATCCAGAACTGGGAGCATGGTCGGTCAACGCCTGACCCTGCGATGCGGTTCCTGTTTAACAAACTGACTGTCGATCCAGGTTTCATCACCGAGATTAGGCAGTGGAGCGGAAGTATTCATGGGCCAAGCAAACACGCGACTGGCTAAAGAGAGGCGAGCCGGGAAGCTAACTCGGGAGAAGCTCTGTTCACTCGCACAGGATGACGGTCATTCGCTGTCCTGTGCTGCCCTCGTACAGTACGAGAGGGGTGAGCGTGCGCCGAAGCTGAAGCTAGCTATCTGGCTTGCCAAGTTTTTTAAACTGACAGTAGAGGAATTGTTTAATGGAAGACAAAGAGACAAAGACAAGGACGACGGACGAGAGGATAGAGCAAGCTGCGCATGACGTCATCGCCCTGTGCGAGATGATCCGAGAACTTACCGATGGCCGTCGTCACGGCACCAAGTACAACAGGGTGAACCGTGCTGCGCTTTCTGCGCAGTTCCATGCTGAGGGGATCCTTGGCTCAGACCAGAGGCAGGAGAAGCCATGAGCGACCTGACACTATCGGCTTCAGGTATCGGTGTGTTGCAGTCATGCGCTAAGAAGTACCGGCTCAAGTACATCGAGAACCTCGAAGCCATTGACCGGCCAAGCTACCTGACGTTGGGCACTGCGTTCCACAAGTGCGTTGAGATAAAGCGCAAGGGCGGGACGCTGCACGACATGAGGACAGAGGCCCTGAAGGCAGAGGACGATGACATGCGGTGCGTACTGCTGGTCATGGTCGAGGCGTACTACAGGAAATACGCCGAGGAGTCAGGGTTTAGTGAGGTGGAGTTCGAGTTCATCTGCGAGCTACCTGATGGCACACAGGTCAAGGGTGTTGCTGATGCGTTGGCCAAAAACGGTGACGGGTTTCTGATATACGAAACCAAGACAGCCAGCGCCGTCGACGGCACCTACCTTGAGAAGCTGTGGTCATCCAGGCAGGCGCTGATGTACTGCCACTTCATCAGCCGCTCTGGCTACAAAATAAACGGCGTGATGTGGGACCTGGTCAAAAAACCTACCATACACAGGCTCAAGGCCACGCCCATCGACAAGCGCAAGTACAAAACAGATAAGCATACAGGAGAGAAGACTCTATACGCAAATCAACGCATCTATGCTGAGACGGATGCTGAGTTCATTGGCAGGTTACAGCGCTGGTACTCGGGGCACCCGGAAGCATTGCACCGTGAGCTTGTTGTTTACTCAGAGCAGCAACTCAAGGCTATTGCAGAGGATGTGGAGGACGAGGCGGAAAGGCTGCGGTGGCACAAGTCATCACAGAAGTGGCCGAGAAGCCTATCGTCCTGCCATAAGTATCGGTCACCGTGTGAGTATGCCGCACTGTGTCATAGCGGGGGTAACCCGCTAATACTTGAGACTCATTACCAAAGAAAGGAGAACTGATGGAGATACCGACAAGCAGGACAAAGAAAGCATCTGGTTTAGGGGACCAGGTCATAACGATATACGGCACACCGAAGATAGGTAAGAGCACACTGGCATCTCAGTTTCCGAACGCTTTGTTCGCTGCGACTGAGCCAGGGTTGAACTTCCTTGAGGTGTACCAGGTGCCGGTCAATGACTGGGAAGACTTCACCAAGCTGTGCGCCATACTGGCAAGCAGCCCGTTGCAGGTCGAGACGCTGGTCATAGACACGGTGGACATCCTGTACCTGCATTGCCGTGACTACGTGTGCAACAAGGCGGGCATCATGCATCCGTCCGACGCAAGCTATGGCAAAGGGTTTGCCATGGTCAACGGTGAGTTCCGGCGTGTGCTGGCCAAGCTTGGCACGCTGCGCACAAGGGGCGGTGGCAAGATGGGCCTGGTGCTCGTCAGTCACGCCAAGGAGATTGAGCACGACACAAGGGTTGGCAAGCAGTTGCGGTGGACGCCGTCGCTGCCCGGTTCGGCCCGGCAAATCGTTGAAGGCATGAGCGACCTACTGTTGTTCGCTGATGTGGACTCCGGTGATGAGCGTGTGCTCAGGACGAAGCCGTCCAACAAGTGGGTAGCGGGTGATCGCACGGGAAACCTTCCCGAGACGCTGCCATTGAGCTATGAAGCACTATCGTCTGCCATGAATGGCGGGCAACAAAAGGAGACAAGTGATGAGTGACAGTTTTGATTGGAGCAAGATAGATAAAAGCTGGGGCGAGGCTGCCTCCGGGGACAAGGGCTCTGCCAGCAAGGGCGTGTTCGACACAGTGCCGGACGGACCTTATTCGGTGGTGATTGACAAGGCTGAGTTCAAGAACTCCAAGGCAGGTAACCCGTACCTGAACCTGGTTCTGGTTGTGCAGTCTGGCCCTCACGAGGGACGCTGGTTGTTCAAGCGGTGCATGCTATCCACATCCCAGAACATGACCTTCCTGAAGAAGGACCTGGCCGTGTGTGGCGTGAAGGTACCTGAGCGTATCAGCGAACTGAACCTTGAGTCACTGCTTGATCGCAAGCTGAAGGTAACGAAGAAGACGAAGGATGACTTCGAGAACATCTACTTCGATAACCTTATCGAGAGCTTTGACATGACCCCGAAGCAAGGGGCCACTGACCTTGCTAAGAGGCTCAGTGACGAGGACATACCGTTTTAGTATGGGTAAATCGCAACGCGACAAAGGACATCGCTTCGAGCGTCAGGTGGCGGCAGATGCCACCGACGCTCTAGGCGAGAAGGTTCAACGTACCATCCAGTTCAGGGGCGGGCAGTCCGAGGGCTCTGATGTAGTGGTGGAGCCCTTCGCTATTGAATGCAAGCACTACAAAAAGCTCGGCGGTCTAATCAACAGAGCGTACGAGCAGGCCAAGCGTGATGCTAAGGATGGCTTCATACCCATCTGCATCTGCAAAGGAGATAGGCAGGAGCCGCTGGTCACGATGGGCTACAGGGATTTCTGGGAACTAATCAAAGAATGGAGGGAGAGAGGTGAGTGAGGCAGCACAGCTTATGCTGTTTGGCAACGACACCCTCGCTGAGGCAAGGGCGCTTGTTGAGAGCAACCTTGATGAAGGGATGGAATGCCCATGCTGTGGGCAGCTAGCCAGGAAGTACAAACGAAAACTGAACAGCACTATGGCGCGAGGCTTGATCTGGTTGGTGAGACAGGGGCCGAGGTGGGTTGATGTACCCGCTGAGGGTCCGAGGTGGCTGACAAAGACAAATCAACACGCCACGCTTCGCTGGTGGGACCTCGTTGAGAGACTCTCATCGGACGATCCAGCGAAGAAGCACTCTGGTATGTGGCAAGCAACGCAGGTGGGGATTGATTTTGTTTACAGAAGAACAACTGTCCCTGCCCACGTGTACCACTTCAATAATACCGTTATGGGTTTCAGCGGCGAATCAATAGACATCGAGGCCGCGCTAGGGAGCCACTTTGACTACGCTGAGATGATGGGATGGAGGTAAGTAATGTTTGAATGCCCGACGTGCGGTGCCCTTATGGAGGGCTCATGCAAGTATCGTGGTGGCAGGAAGCACGTAAAGAAATGCGAAGCTGCAACACCCGCGCAACGCAAATACTACAAGAGGACAGGGCACTGGCCCAAGAAAGGGAGGACAATTGCAGGCGATAGAAGCGAAGTATCAGTGTGACAACTGTAAGCGAATAACCTACATTCAACAGGGGAGGACGCCCACTGGGTGGCACTCCCTGAAACTCTGGAACGACAGTGATGAACCATCAGACCCACAAGATATCTGCGACAGTTGTTCGCAGGCGTTACTTCAAGTCATCGGAAGAAGAAAAAGCATTGAACGCGGAAGCTTCAACGAGCCCCCCATGCAACACCACCCCAAGTCACCGGAGCAGTGTGACGCGCAAGCAAAAAGCTTTGCCGCCAGAATGGCCAGCACCACCACCGACTGAGGAGGTGTAGATGCTTCCGTCAGCCATTCATGCGGATTCAACCCGTTCTCTTGCGTCGAGCGTAACTGCTGATTGTTCCTCATGTTCCCTGTTAACCTTCTCTGCTGTTAAACGGTTTTCGGAGAGTTGAATCTTCCAGCGGCTTAGGTTTACGGACAGAAAGGTTTACACTTGGAGTCAGATGTAGACCTTTTGCTCCCGCCGCTTCGAGGGTCGCAACCAGCGCCTCGGCTTCTGACCAGCAGTCCTTTGTGGCGTCCATCACCCACTTGTTATGCGAGCGCAGCTTACTTGGCTCAACACACCACCTGGTTTCGCCGTTAGGAAGTCCGTCGCCAATGCAACTCAGCCCGGTGTCGCCTACGACACCCCGTACCAATGCCAGCAGGCATCCCAGCGTGGCGGGGTCGGTGAGGTCTGGGATAAGCTGAATATCTCGCGGGTCAAAACTAATTCCGCTCAGGTCGACATAGTCTCCACTGAAACTAAGAACCCTGCCGCACCCAAAACCATCTGCCTCCTCAAGGGCCATGCCATCCATCACACGCCAGCCCTCACAGGCCACTACTCGTCGTGCTATTTGTTCCATGTCGATCATAATGTCTCCCCCTCTCGGTTGTCGTCGTCCACATCCACATCGCTCTCGTCGAGGACCTGCACAAAGATGTGCGTGCCTTCCTTCTTGGGGTCGATGTGCAGGGTGGCCCAGTGCTCGATTGCCTCGCAGACCATCTCTGTGAGCCGGTCATCGCCATTACCATCGATCAGCGCCTCTCCGTCTGGGACGTAAGCGTCCCAGTGAACGCGCACAGTGCCGCTGCACGTTGGATCAATGGTCTTCTGCATGTCGTATAGGTTGCTGAATTTCATGGTTCCTCCCGGACTGTTAAACTTTCTCACCGCTGTTCAAGTCGTGATGCCCCAGCGCTACTGCATTAGCGCCAGGTTCTTCTTCCCACCCATAGGCAGGCCAGTGACGCCCCGCCTCCTGCTTCCTCCCATGGGGAAACTGGTATGAGCTTCCGTACCCTTGATGGTCTTGAAGATAGCGCCCCGTAGCTGCGGCCAGCGCACGGGGTAGCTGATGCCGTGTTGGTTGCACCAGAACTTATAGACCTCGTGAAGATGGCTGCTCGACATGAAGCCAGACCTTGCGTCAGTGAACGGGCCGTGCCTCTTCTCACCAAGGGCTGCTTCCCAGTCCTTCATGATGGCGGTCAAGCCGATGTCCATGATTGCCTCTGCGAACTGTATTTCGCTTGGCTTTGACTGATCCAAGAGCAGCGCCCGGTCTGGGTTGTTGAACGGTGCCGCAAGGTCACGCTCTATTGTCCTGTCCAAGAGCATGTGCAGGAAGTGTCTCGCACCAGGCCACCCGTGGTTCCGCTCAGTAATCATTGTGGAGATAACACCTGGATCCAGCTTGCTGTCCTGGTGGAACACGTTATACCTGCGGTCGCCGGGCTCCAGCCTAATCGGAAGCACGTCGTTGGACAGCATGACCATGTTGAACCATATAGGCACACCGTCCGCCGCCTTGTGCATGCGGCGCACCTGTATGGTGGGCTCAGTTATCCAGGCCTTCAGCCGGTTCAGTGTCTTCGCATCACGGTAGCCTGAGCAGGCCACCTCGTTGGCCACAACCAAAAGAGCAGAGGCAAGCGAGCCAGGCTCGAACTTGTCCTCCATCTGTGACTGCATGATCTCAATCATCATCCGGCCATAGATGGCCTTCATCATACCATCCGTACCCCAGAACAAGCCCTTGCCTGTGCCCTGGACACCATGGAATATCAGCGCCGTCTTGTTCCTGCGGGCCCCCTTGCCACGGTACAGGCTCTGCAACGGCTGCGCTATCCAGTCAAGGCAGTACTCCAACGACTCCGAATCCTCACCACACAGCCAGTGAAGCAGCCACGTATAAGGCGTGCAGTTACCAGGCTCTGCCTCCAGCGGTAGCCCACGGAACTGGTTGAGCCAGGTGTTACCGCGCTCCACAACAACAGGTTGTGTTGAGTTGGGGTTGAAGACGATGTCACGCGCAGGGGGTAGCGCCTGAGCCATTCCCTGCGCTTCCTCTATGTCGTAACCTGAGTTGCGCAGTCGCGAGACGAGAGAGGTGCGCCCAGAGCCGTCAAACCAATGCCCACCCGCCAGGTATGCATAGCGCCCACTGTCCAACTGGTAGAACTTGTAGTGACTACGCGCTGAAGCGTTGAGCAGTGCTACGGCTTCGTTGATACCGTACTTAAACACAGTGTCAGTGAGGTCGGTGTGGTCGGGAAGGATGACCCGCTGTGCGTTCGGAAAGGCACGCGCAGAGCGTTGCCAGTACCGGTCGCCCGCTGTGTCTGCATCCATGACCAGCACCACGCTGGTTGGTGGGTCGGTGATTAGCTTGGCAGTCTCCTCCCACCAGTTGAGGCTACCAGCGGCACCACCCTGCGAGCCTATGATGCCGCCCTCGATGAATCCCTGTTCACGCAGGCACATCAGGAGCAGCGTATCAATCTCACCCTCAGCCACGTAGAGCACCTTGGACTTGCATTGAGTTGCTGCTACCGGCGGTGGGTCACCGAACCATACCGGCGAGCCAGAGGGCAGGCCAACGGCTTCGTTGGACAAACGTAAAGACTTGATCTTGGTCTTACCGAGAGAGACGTACCGCCTGACAGCGGTGACGACACTACCAAACTGGTCGTACAAAGGAACGACTAGCGTGTGGTCTGGGAAAGAGGTCCAGTAATCAGTCTTCAAGCCGCTGGCCCACCCAATGAATTGTATCGCGTCTTCAGCGAGCGTATCGTCTCGCCACCGACGCTTGAAATATTGGAAGGCCTTCCTTGATTGTGGTGCTGTGGCCTGTGCCTTCAGCCATGTCTCCTGGATGTCGATGGGCTCGGTGGGGGGCCGCTCCTTCCGCTTCCTCTGCGCCACCCTTGGCGGCACGTACCGCTCGTTGCCACTGAGGACCTCATGCGTTACAGCTAGCTCCTCAGCCAGACCTATGGCGCTCCAGTTCTGGTCACAGTTGCGGCAGGTTATGCCGCCTGGATCCTTCGGGCCATCACAGCCAGGAGGGTACACCATAGCAGGACCAGTGTTCCTGCTCTGGTTCTTGTGTTCAATGACAGGGCACGGAAGGTTGCGGATGGGAGATGTGCCGAGTATCTTCCCGATGGCAGGGTAATCCACCTGCTCAAGTACTTTACGAATGTCCATTCAGGCAAGGTTGCACGTTGAAATAATGGTGTCAACAGGAACCTTGTGACACCCAGGTGTACTACAGGGAAAGCTAGCGACCTTTGCCGATTCTGCTGGCTAGATTAGCCGCTGCCTGTGCCCGTGGATTCTTTTTCTTTTTCTTCTTGGCCTTGGCTGCTGCCGCATAGCCTTCTTTGGTATACGGGTAATGCTTCTTTCCTACCTTGGGCATCTAGTCCTCCCGCTCGTCAATGATTTCTGCGGTGTCCGATTCTATACGGGTGATGGTGATGTCTTCGATGACCCTGACCAGCGCCTGCTTTAGACCGTGGCCGATGAGGTCAGCGAACGCGCCCAACCAACTGGCCTTGACGTAGGACGGCAGCCGCTTGCGTGCGTGGCTCTCAATGCTCGCGACGAGCAGGTCAACTACCTGCTCTGGGCTCATTTGAGGACCTCTTTGCTGACGATGATGGCCTTGTCCTTGCCGTCACATTTCACTGTGATCTTACCCGCTGGCTTAGGCAACTCAGGGTGCTTGCTGATTACAATGCTCGCCTTGCTGCATAGAACAGGCCCGCAGTTGATTGAACTAAGCGGCAACATGCACAGTATAATAACTGGTAGAGCGCGGCGCAGGCCGACTGTAAGAGAAACACCAAGCAGTCCGCATAAACTTTCAAACAACTCATCGGGGATTTCATAACCTGTATACACCGGCAGCACTGCCTTTAGGATTATAAGAACACCGAGGGCCACCGCTGACTGCACAGTAAGGCTCTGGTGCAAGGGTTTCTTTTCTTTGTCAGTCATTACTTCTCCAGCTTCTTCAAGATTCGGTCCTGGTTTCTAATGATCGTGGTCTGGTTGGTCTCTATGCGGATGACAGTCGCTGTCGTTGAGTCCACCTTCTTCCGTAGTCGGTTGACCTTCTTGTCAGTAGAGTCGATGCGCTTGTGGATTCGGACATCTTCTTCTTGTAGGTCTACACGCTGTTCTGCCGCGCTCGCATTCTGGTGCTTGGCTTCTGATTTCATCTCGCCAAGCTCGATTGAGCCGGTAACTAACCACACCAGCGCACCGATTACACCCACAACGACTGGCCAAAATTTGAGTAACTGCCTCATGCATTCACCTTTAACTTGTCCAGTGAGCCCGCTTTCATTCGGTTGCGATCACACTTGCCTTCGATTCCAGCCACCTTGCCGCCGCCGGTCCACTGCCACACGTCCCACGCCCTCCACGGAGCGAGGTTCTTGGTCGGTGCTACGGTCTTTGCAGGTCTGTATTCAGCCCACCATAACGGGAACTCAGCCAAGCGGTCCAGCAATTCCCTGGACGCCCGTAAGATGCGGCTGGTTGAGGCCCAGCGTGCGGTGTAAATTATCGGCGTGACACCGAGGGCATCCTCGACAGTCGCTGCCCACTCAAGCACCCACATCAGATTATAATCGTGGTCGTTCTTCAGCAGGCCCGATTCCAGGTCCAGCGCAGGCACCAAGTCATCTGGTTGGACGGTCCCGTAGCAGTCCAAGAAGTTCTTGGCTTCACGCCTGGCGTCTTCCATGTTCAGCCGCTGGTAAGTATCTGGTCTGGCGAAGTGATAGCCACCGACAGCGATGCCAGCGCCGCGAGCACCATCCAGGTTCTGTTGGCGGCGTTTGTTCTTATGGGTGGTGCCCTCGGAGCACTTCACCCAGGCGAACTTTATCCCGGCGTTGGCCACCCTCTGCCAGTCCACCACACCCTGGTAGGAGGACACGTCCACACCCTCCAGATGTGCGGGTGCAATGGCCTCGACGTTGTTCCTCGTGGCAGCGTCTAGCGCGCGCCTGGTGCGCGGACCATATATGCCGTCCACCGGTCCTGGGTTGAAGTGCAAGTCAACAAGAAGTTGCTGCACCTTCCTGATGTCAGACGGGCTCATTTCTTTTTGGACGTCTTCTTCTTGGCCTTGGGCTTGGCCTTGGGCTTTGCCTTAGCCTTGGGCTTAGGTGCAGCCTTGGCTCGTCGTCTTCGCGTTATAATAGAGAACATACCTACCTCCTAACCGCTTGTTACAAAACACATCATGGACCACCACCACCGCCGCCGGAATCGTTCAACGTCTCAGCTACCATGAAGTAGTCGGCACCGTCGCTCACGACGGTTATGCTGTCGTAGTTGTCAGCGAGAGATTTTGTGTTGGCACCATCAATTGTGTCACTGCCGCTTCGGCTTACGGTGATAGCTCCGTCACTTGTGCCATCGTCTACCCGCTTGACGCAAAACTGGCTGCCTGCATCGGAGTTCTCTGGCAGAGATATTGTGATTGAACGTGATGCCAGGATTGTGTGATCGGCCGATGTCATTGAGTAGCTGGCGGTCTTCCTGGCAGTCTTTACCATCACACCGTTTAGGTGTGTCGGGCTTGCCATTTCAATGAGGCCAGTGCCGTTACAGGTCAGGGTGATGTCACCGTCCGCACCGTCGGTGATGGTAATGTTTCCAGTAGTCGAGTTGCCTGTCTGAAGCTTTAAATCGTAATCACCGTCAGACTGGAGTACGCCAGTGCCATCCGCTGGCCCAACCGCAACAGCGCCCGATCCATTGGGGGTTATACTAATGTTGTTATTGGCACCATCTGTGATGGTTATCGAACCCGAATTGGTTCCAGAGTTGGTTGCCAACGTAAGGTTGTGGGCACCGTTGGATGAGACGGCGGCACTGGCAGACCCAGTGCCAAGCAAAATGACACCCGTGCCCTTCGGCATAATGGTCGCGTCAATGTTTGAGTCGCTAGACCCAATAACCTCAAGGGCTGGGCTACCCCCATTCGCCGCATTAGTCATCGACCATGCGTTGGTGGCGCTAGCACTCCCAATAACAAACTCTAACTGCTCATTACCGTTGGCATCAGCAATGAAACCGTCGTCTGCAATCTTGGGTGCGGTCAACGTCTTGTTGGTCAACGTATCTGTCGTCGCCTTGCCCACAAGCGTGTCTGTCGCTGACGGCAGTGTAAGCGTTACATCTGCCGTGGACGCCGGTCCGATAACTGTTACAGAGTTAGTTCCGTTGTCACTGTCTTCGTAGAAGTTGACATAGCCTGCGCCCGTGTCGCCGTTCTTTACATCGATACCAGCGTTGGCAATCACCTCGCCAGTGACTGTAACGTCAGCGGCAAACGTGCAATCACCACCATCGACAATTGTGATTGCATTATCGCCATCGGTGTAACCAATGTTAGCAGTCTGGACTTCACCGGATACGCTAATGTCAGCAGCGAAAGTAACATCCTGGGTGTCATCAATAGTAACAGCGGCGGTCAGGGCAGAGCCTGTGTGGGTAGATAGAATTAGTTTACCCTTGGTATCATCTGAGCTTCCGCTGTGGCTTCCTTCTACCTGAGCAAGCGTTACGTCTGCGTGATCTTCAAAGATAATCTTAGACTCGCAGCCACCCGCTGTGTTTTCAGCGGTGCTGTTCTTCAGCGTCACGTATGGCGCTGTGCCTGACATCTGTAATTGGGTGCCGGGAGCAACATCACCAATGCCAACATTGCCGGATGGTTTTACTGCAAACGGCAGTGCGCCTGAATTAGCACAGCGGATGCCTATGTAGTCATCAGTGTGAAACATTACTTCGCCACCGGGGTCACCGCCCGAGTCAACGCCAATCTGAACATTGCCCTGTGATAGGGATGCCTCCGCTCCCGCAAAAGAGCCTATACCAATCACATCTAAGGCTACAGCCGGTGCCGTTGTGCCGATCCCCACGTTGCCGGATGGCTTCACCGCAAGAGGCAAAGCCCCGGCGTGGGCGCACCGAATGCCGACATAATCATCGGTATGAAACATCAACTCGCCGCCCGGATCGCCGCCTGAATCGACACCTACCTGAACATTGCCCTGTGATAGGGATGCCTCCGCTCCCGCGAAAGAGCCTATACCAATCACATCCAATGCGACTGCCGGGCTCGTAGTGCCAATACCAACGTTGCCCTGCGGCTCCACTAATATATCACCCGCAGTGCCGTCTTTGATTGTAATAGAGCCAGAGTTCGTTCCCTCGTTGGTGTTTAGAATAAGGTCACGAGTGCTCTCGGTGGTGACTGTAAGTGCTGTTGCTGTTTCCGTTGTTTCAACTGGGAAACCTGCAATGCGTATTCCTGTGCGAACGCTCATAGTCTACTCCTAGCTATTCTCTTGGGTTCCAGCGGCAAACGTGCCCTCGAATGTACACTGCCCAGACCGGTATGCTTTTACTTTAATTGTGGCCGTACCATCAACACCAGCGGCAAGCTTTTCAACCACCTCGAACATCAAACCTTTCCACGCCTGATCAACGATTATCGACTGGACACTGAGAGCAGCCATATCATAGCCACCCCCAGACACATAAGCGCCCTCATCAAGAACAATTGCCCCGGATGAGTAGTTGTCCTTGATGTTCAACTCAAACTTGGTCCCCGCTGCTGGTACAGATGTCGCTGGCGCAGTGGCCGTATTAGAGTAATCATCGTCTAACCCAAACACGCGCACCATGGGGTCTTGGCTGCCAAGCGCAATAAAAATCTCCCACGTGTCACATGCATACGCCGGAAGAACCCGGTAGACCTTGCCCGTAGTGACGGTGCATTTTTCCATGTGCGGGGCAAGCAAGCCTGCCTTCTGGCCGTAGCCGCCTACCTGCGTAATCGCGCTGCTGTCGCCTGGGATACTGATAGTCGCCATTATCTACTCCTTGGGCCAGTGGCCGCTCGCTGTGAGGGTAGCATTGATGCACCTCATTTTCTATTGTCCAGTTCTTTCCAACTGAACCTCATTGGACAGCCCCTGGCCCTTCTCCCATACCGACTGCGCCTCTTTTGCCTTGACGCTAAGGTACTTCAGTTTCTCGGGGTCGAACTTTCGCTCTGGTGGGAGCTTCGCGTTACGCTCTCTGACCAGGTATTCTTTCAGGGCGCTGTTCTCCTGAGCTTCCTCGATGAGGCGGTCCAACTCCTTCATCAGGTGCCTGTGTTCTTTCTCGTGCCTGTCCTGGTTTATTTTGTTGTTCATAAACTGGTACTCAAGGCTGCCGATGGCCTTCGACAGCTTATTCAGTTTGAAGTGGAGCCTGGCGTCGCCTATCTCAAGCAGCCTGTCGGGCGTCCACTTGTTTGCGTTGAGGCCGCTGAATCGGCCTAACTGTTCCTCGTAAACGCTCATCGGCTGGCTCTCCAGGAAGGGGATCTCCCCGCGCTTCGCTCGCTCAACGCGCTCCTCGGACCAGCCTTTCACATCCCAGTCGGTGAGCGGGGCTTTCGGCAGCACCCCCCCAAGGCCAAACAGGTCAGGCGGGATCCAGACCTGAACCATTCTCTTTATTACCTTCTCTATAGCGTAGTCGAGGCTGTCAGTTTCTTTGTAGACAGCGCCCCTAAAGTACGTCTCCATGCCAAAGATACCATACATAATGGTGCTGAAGAATGGATGGTCTGCCCCAAATGCCCTGCCAATCGCAGTAAAAGCATTGTCCGACACGCCAGGCATTCTCCTCATGCCGGGGACATACTTCAGAGGGTCAATGCGCCAATCCCTGATATCAACGTTCGCCGCATCGGCCATCCACGTCGGAAACACATCGGTCAACCATATCTGGTACTTCTCGGCGTCAGGGACCTGCGGGTTGTTGAACGCCCTCATGAGATAGTCTGTATCTATGTCGGCGCTGTACCGGTTCATCTCCACCATGTACTCATGCAACCCAAACATCACCCTTGTTTGTGTTGGGTTGGTGAGCATCCGGCTCATGGTTTTTGGGATCATCTTGGCATCAAAGGCAACGAACATCTGCCCAAGTAAGCCGCTTCGGATCACCTGGAAAGCGCCAGAAAGATGCTCATAGTCTGCGAAGTTATACCGCCCCATCATAGCGCCTTTTGAGTCAAGCGCCTTGTTCCTTCGCACAAGACCACCACCCTCATCGACCACCTTCAGGAAATTGGCGTACCTGTGGATGTTATCTGCCACCGCATACATGCCAAATGGTATGCTGAACAACTGGTTCCCAATCCCACCCGTGGACCTGGCAATGAGGTCGAGGTTGCCAGTGAAAATGCCTCTTATGAGCCCAGCAACGTTTCTGTGCACGTGCTTGGCGTTGCCGAATATACCCTTGTAGATGCGGCCAATGCCTCGGTGAGCATCACGTATGAACTCGGCCCTGCCGATGGTTCCTGCCGGTCCCAGTCCGGCTGAACGTATCCACCGCTGATACAGTGGTGAATCGACCTGTGAGGCAAAGTCCTTATACGCCTTTCGGTAGTACTTCCAAGACCTTGGATCCCACATTGACATGCCAGCCATTGGCGCAAGGAACAAGATGTTGCCAAGCCAATTTGTCATGTGCGTCGATATTGCGCCTATTGTCTTTGTTGCCTTGAAAAAGCCTGTGGCGGCCATGCTGAGGCTCTTGTACTTCAGGGCAAGTTCATATGTCCCGGCAAGCTCGTAAGCAATGTCGGGGTGTACCATCCCGTTGAGCTTACCTCGTTGCAACACGTTTTTGTTCGTACCAGGGACGTGTCTGTTCCTTATACCGACAAGCTCGCCCTTGCCATTGTAGTAAAAGTCCCCCGTGTGTTTGGTAGCGCCGCCCATACCTTCGCCAACGCGCGTGCTGAACTCAACCCAGCCAAGCTCGGAAAGCTGCTCTCTCAACCTTATGTCGTGTATCAGGTCCTCAGCACGAGCAACCATATCTGCGTCGCCCTTCTCAATCCCTTTTCTGAGGGTCTTTTCCGCCTCCTTCATCGAGAAGTATTCGCCCTGGTCCCACTGTCTTCTGAACGCCTGATGTGAGGCCGGGTCGGTGGCCATTTCATTGAAGGCCTTGAGCAACTCAAGCTCGTACATGGATTCAGGTATCTTGATTAGGATCTCATCTGATGGCCGGTCTGATATCTTGTAGCGCTTTCCTTCGTAAAGGATGCCAGCTTCTCGCTCGGCAATCGTGTACTTCTTGCCGGTCTCGGGGTTTATCATCTTCTTAAAATGGTTGGCCGCGATTGATATTCCAGCGGCATGGTCTTTGGCTACAGCGCCCATCGTCTCTATGTCGTCAATTGTGGCTGCGATTGTGCCGCGAGAGTGGTACCAGTCAGAGGCCTCGTCCCAGTCGCGCTTGAGCACCGCCTTTGAGAACCCGGCAACACGCTCTCTCAGGTCACTGATCCGCTCTGACATGGTCATGCTCTTGTCTGACACCTCTGGGTAGTAGGCAACGTCTGCCTTCTCCGGTGCATAGAGCGCGTCTGCCTCAAGGGCCTTTTTGTGTACTTCTACCTGGTAGTCGATTATGTCATCGTACTTGTTGTGTATGGCAAGCTTCTTTAGGATGTCTGGCGTCGGCTCTACCCCCGGCTTCAGCCTGAATCTGCCGCCCAGCAGCGTCGCTATGTGCTCTGACGACATCTCAGGGGTTACAGGGATGCCCCTCTTCTTCGCCAGGGCAGCGATGTCATCGCGGTCCATTCTGAGGAGGCGCACGATTTCAGACTCCCCCTGGGCGCGGCTTTTGAGAAGGGACACGGGGATCCCCTTGTCTGCTGCCTCACCGGCAAGCTCCTCCGGGGTAAGCTTTGACATCCTGTTGAGGTCAAGCTCTGCCCTGGTGAGTTCCTCTGGTGTCATGTTCAGGTGTTTCGCCATTGACGCCGGGTCGGTCCAGACACGCTCACCCGTCTTCGGGTCTATTATTATCTCACCGACATCGCGGGTCACGTAGTCAGGCGCTCTCATTTGATCTGGAGTCTTCGTCACAAGCAGGTCATCGACCTCGTCAGCCAGGAACTTGG